TTCCTCAATATTGCTGGTGGTTTGCGTGTAACTGATTTAAACTTCTTCCTTTATGGCAATCCTTAAAAGGGATCCCCGGCTTATCGTACGTCTGCATCCATTACAAGTGACGCCGAAATGGTGCCTGCCGATTGGGCTGCGGCTGACGCCCATTTAAGGCGGAGATAACCGAGGTCTCCGTAAGGCACCTTAACGGCTAAGGTTTTACCTTTTTCAGCCGTGTACGTGCCTAAGGTTTTAGCCCCTGTCATCTTGTCGTTATCCGCCGTTTCAAGCGTTACCGTACAATCTGCTGAGGCGCCGGGTAATTTAACAACTAAGGTTAACGGGCTTCCTGCGTCACCTTTACCTGTTTTAATAACTTCGCCTGTTCCGGACTGGCCGGATAATTTTACGTTCCAAAAGAACGTATTTTCTGCATCGTATATCATAGTTTCTCCTTTCTAGGCGATGACGGGTTCAGTTTCCGTCAGTGCGTCGTTTTTCTTCACAATTAAGCCCGATACATAAAGTGTCGGAATGCCTTGAGCTAATTCCTGACGGGTTACGTATACGTTGTCTTTGTCCGATAAGTGTAATTCAAGCATCGTATATGCCATGGGCGAGACGTAAAGGATCGGACGTTTCGGGCTTACAATCTTGTTTTTAGCTACGATGATACGTTCTGCAAAGGCTTTACGAGCTTCGGAGGTAGAGTCTTCGGCAGCTGCCTTGCAGTCGATGTTGCGAACGGCTGCAACTTTACGGATGTTCTTAACGGCAAGGCCTGCATCCCAATCGAACAGCGTTGCGAGGGCCCGGTATTTACCGCCGTTTGCGTCGATGGCGTCGATTTCTCCGAGGTCTTGAATGTCAAGGCCTGCTTTCGAGCCTTTCGGGTAAATGCCGACAACCGCATCTTCGCCCCAATCTACGATATAGGCGGAGGTTTGTTTATTGGCCGTTTTACCACCGGCGTTTACGACTTGATAGCCTTCTTCTCCGAGGTCGCCTTTAAACGTGTTGTAGCGGATGCCGAGGCCGTTAAACTGGTCCGGGTTTGCGTCCGTGTCGCCGTAGAACATGTATTTAGCTAAATCATCCGTAAAGCCCTGAATGTAGGCTTTGTCTTCGGACATGCGGAAGGCTTGTTTGTCCGGAGCAAGTTTCACAAGCTTTACGTCTACTTCCGAGCGTGCTTCCATTAAGCAGCACGTGTCGATGATTTGCCGCGTCGTCGATTTTCCGGGCTTTACGCCGGCATTAATGCGGCGGAGTTCCGGGTGAGGGTACGACGTGCGTACGGTTGTCTGATTACCCGTGGGAAGATTCCCTTCCATCCAGGGAATATCTTCCATAATGGGATTGCTTTGAGCCATGACTTCCATAATCGTGTCTAATTGGCCCTGCGGATTTAAACGTTTACGCAAATCCGAAAAAGTTAATGCTGTGCTTCCAATCATGTTTTTATTCTCCTTTTAAATTAATACTTTGAAAAATCCGTATAAGGATACATATCGGTACTTGTTGCAGCGATACCTGCGCCACCCATTTTGCCAGGGTCTTCACCGATTAAATCGGCAAAGGCTGCCATGGTTTTGATCATGGCTATATGATTACCGGCTCCCGTCAGGTTTAACATCTGTGTAAAGCCGGGAATCTTTTGTTCAATGTAATCTCTTGCGGTTGCAGCTTTACCGAGCGTTTCTTGATAAGCCCCGCCTAATTCTTCTTTTGCCGCATCGCCCCAGGACTTTACTTCATTTACGTATTGTTCCTGGAGGTTTTTGGCAACCGCTTCTGCTACGCCTTGAGCGTACTTAATGCCGTATGTCGCCATACCGGCTGCCTGTTCTTGAGTTGCGCCCATACCCTTTAAGAGATTAGTAAATTCTTCGGTGCTTTTTTCGTCCGCTTCCAGGCCCGTTTCTTTTAATACGGCCGTGAAATCGTATGATTCGGGTACTTGCGGAGCCGCGCTTTCGCCTTCACCGCCTAAGGCGGTCTGGGTGCCTTTACCGATAAATGAGTCGCTACCTTCTTGGTTAGCGCTCGCATCGGTCGATTGTTCTTGTGCTCCTTCTGCCTCTTGGCTTTCCGGGCCTTCGGCGAATCGTTGCAGGTCAAATTTTAATTTCAATTGTTCCATGTCATTTTCATCCTTTCGAGTTCGATGCGTTTTGTGGCGTATTCTTCTTCCATTTGGTGAAGTAATTTCATACCTTCAAGTCCCATAGATTGAATGAGTTTTAAATATTCAAGGCCTACACGACGGCGCCCCTCGTCTAAGAGTGTGGTTTCATTGGATAACGGGCTATAAATTCTCGTTGTATCCAAAAGCCGAGCCATAAAGTGTCGCCCTAACGGACTTTCCATGACGTATCGGAGCGCTTCCATATCTTGGCTTCGTATGGTTTCTTCCATGAGTTGTGCGGTCTTTCGTTCTTTTTCGTGCATTTTTACCTCATTCCTAACCATTCTTGCATAGCCGGGTTTCCGTCGTTTGCCGCTTCTGTTGCGTTTTTAGCGGCCGCTGCAAGGTCCGGAGCTTGGGCTATTGCTGCTTGCTGTTGTGCTTGTGCTTCTGCTGCAGCCTGGGCTTCTTGGCGTTGTTTTTGGATTTCTTGTACTTCTTCGTCCGAACGGATCATGGCTGCCGGCACGCCTACTTGCGCTAAGTAGTTTGCGACCGCTTCCGTAAGGTTTACCTTATCGAGGACCGTTTGGTCGAATTGTGCAGCTTGTCCGATAAAGCCAATGCCTTGTTCGATAGAAGTTAGGCCACTCATCTTTTGTGCTTGAGCAAGCGGTGAAATGTATTCAATCCTAAACTCTTCGCCTACAATGTCTTGCAGCTCTTCCGGGATATCCGGGAATATGCCGCTTCTATCTAAGATGTTGTAGACCCTTTCTAAGATACGGTTTAAGAATTCGTATTGAAGGCGTTCTACCACCGGGCCTAACTGCTGCAATTTTTCTTGGTTACGGGCCATAACTTCCTGGGCCGTCATACGGCCTTTGTCCAGTTGGTCCAGCATCAAGAAAAGGTCTGATGAATACGTGCGTTTTACCCTGTCTTCTACTCGTTGGATTTTTCCTTCAAGTTCACCGATTGCTAATTGCCCTTGAAAAATGGGACGTATGGCTTCGTTGGGATCGTTTATGGCCGTCGTACCGCCGGGGAAGAGGTTGATATTACCTACTTGCGACGGCGGGACCTGTAACGGAGGTTTTACACCCATTTCAATGGCTGTAATGGCGTCAAGTTCCATTTGCTGTAGCATTTTGGCATCCGGTAAGGCGTTCCAGCCGGGGCCTGTTGCGTAGGCTTCTGTTCCTTTTACGGTATAACGGGCGATGGGAACGGGCCACTCTTCAAAGCCCGTGACGGCCAGGCATTCATCTTCGTTAGAGTCTTCTACCCAGTAGGTCGATGTGAACGGCATCTTTTTGTTATTAAGCTTGTTTGGGTCGTTATCTTCGTTCTTTTCGACGAGCCAGCATACCGTATGGTAGTTTTGATGGCCGCTTCCGTTATCGTATGACTGCTTTACCGTCATTGGGCAATTATCATAGCCAAATTGCTTTACGATTTGGTTTACGGTCATTTTGGCTCTTCTAGCAAAGGTTGAGACTCTTCCTGTTGCGTCGCACGCCAGGGCGTATGTTCCAATTGTGTACGGTACGAACGTTACTGTACCGCCTTGCGAAAAAATCCCCAGGGCCGCTTGGCCAAAGGGAAGTTCTGAATAGCACTGATGGATGGCATTGTAGAAATTTGAGCCGGATAACACAGATTCCATGATGTCGGCTCTTGTATCTAAGAACCGTTGAACGCCTGTATCATCGGCCAGGTCCTTATTTCCGATGCCAAAACGGAACCAGCGCCTAGACGGCGGTGTGAGCCCTGATTGAACACCGGCTGCAAAGGTATCACGGGCTTCTTGAATAACGCCTGTAAAGATTTCTTCATCGTGTATAACGGGTTTTCCCGCTGTGTCGTCGTCAAATAAGCCGTCATAGGGAAGTTCATAATCGCGGATTAATTTCCACACTCTTTCCCAGGGCCGCCTTGCTTGGAATAAGGCGTTAAACCGTTGCACGAGCTTTCTTTTATCTTTACACGTGTTCGGCTTTACCGTCTTTTTATTTTCCGTCGGGCTTCTAGCTAATGCTGTTTCTACTTCTTTACGCATGTTTTTCTCCTTATCCCAGCGTGTTTTTGCCATTGGTTGTTCCTAATGCCGTGTCTATAGCTGTTCGCGTACTTTGAAAACCGCGCTTTTTACGCTGTTTTTCGACGCTATCGGCTGTTCCTTGGTCGCCGTTATTTACGGCTTGTACCGTAGGATCCGGTGTTTTAAATTCGGGAGATGAACTACTTCCGAATAGTCCTTTTAATCCACACATTGGTATTACCCCTTTCTAAACGGATTGTATTTTGTTTGTGCCGCTGTTTGCTGCCTTTGGCTCTTTAGCACCGGCAGCGAAAACGTTAAAGCCAGGGCGTCCGCTTTATTGGGTGACGGCACGCCGCGGGCCTTCATGTGGTCTTTACTCTCTAATATGATTTCGCCTTTTTCGTTTACAGATGCTTCGGGACCTATGAGGTCATCTCTTAACACGCCGTCATCGGGAAGAACGCCACCATTTATGAGCCAATCTTTCATCTTTCCCCATATTTCGGCGCGTTTATTGGCAAAGCCTTTTGTTCCGGACTTTCCGCCAAAAGCAACCAGCTTCCAGGTTCTTCCCATTGTCACGCCAAACGAATAAAGCCCCGTGCCGTAGCCCTGGTCAATAAAGACGGCATCGGCTTTATATTCATCTTCAAAACCTGCCAATATGGCCGCCATGGCTCCGTCGTTGTCGTTTTTCTGGTATTCACCCAGGACCTTAGAATAAAGACCTTGGCGGAGGATAATAACGAATTGGTCGCTTCCCGTCCAGGCCGGGTCTACCCCAATAATAACGGGTGCAAAGTTATATTCAGCCGGCCGGAGCGTTCTTTTTGTCGCCGCTTCCACAATGTCTACTCCGATGTATTGCGCGTCGGATGATGACGGGAATTCGCCGCGTACACGGACTTTAAAGAAGTCTGAATCTTCGCCGTATTGGTTTTTCCACTGTTCTATTTGAGCTTTGTTTGATATGGCTACATCCCTGGAGTCTATCTTTTTTGTATCCCAGTAATTGCGGTACTTGGTAAAACAGGCGTGGAACCGCCCTACGTTACGGGTAGGGTTTCCATAGCAGCACCAGATGATTTCGGTGTTCTTGTCCGTTAAGGCGCCTTCTGCAACTTCCCAGATGCGATCGTCTATAGCGGAGGCTTCATCGAATATGATAAGAATCCTTCGTCCCTGGTTATGAAGGCCCGCGAACGCTTCGGTGTTTGTGACGGACCATGGGATGGCGTCAATACGCCATGTACGTTCATGTTCTGCTTCGATCGAGAAGATAGCAGTTGCCGTGTAGGTAAATAGCTCTTTTGCGATAAATTTTCTGTACCATTTAGCAAGCTCTGCCCATGTCTTTGTTCTTAATTGGGCTTCGGTGTTTGCGGTTACGACGCCTCTTGTGTCTGGATGTGTCGAAATAGCCCATAGAATGAGCCATGCAACGGTCGTGCTTTTTCCTATGCCGTGTCCTGATGATACGGCCTGACGAATTACTGTATCCGGCGTTTCTAGTCCTTTTGCAATTCTTTCTAGCTGTTCCAGTTGCCATTTTTGCGGCTTTTGGCCTTTTAGTTCCGGGTCGTTATCCCAGTCAAAGGCAAAATATACCCAGGCTACCGGATCGTGAGTTAAGCGGCCCAGACAGTCCATGAGCTTGTATGCTTCGTCTTTATTCATTAGCCGCTTCCCCTTTCTTCTTTAAGGCCTGTTGCAGTCGCTCCGATAAGTCCATATTTGCGTTTATTTCAACGCTTCCTGTAAGTTCCGTTTGTTGCTTTTGTTTCCAATCGTCCGGTGCAAGGTTTGTGAGGATGAAGGTTGCAGCCTTCGTTTCCGGCGGGATAAGGATAAGTTCGTTTTCTATCTTTTTGGTGACTTGCTTACCCACTACCTTGCCGTCTTTAACGATGTCTACGGTTATGGTCTCTTCTTTTTTCGGTGCCGTTTTTTCTATTCCAACGGCTCGTTGGAATAGCGCGTTTTCAACGACCGCTATGCAGTAGTCTTTTCCGATTGAAAGTGCCTCCGAAAACTCCGGATGTTTCTTCGTCCACTCATAAAGCGTTGATTCAGAGATACCGATGTAGGCGGCAATCTCGTCGTTATGCCATCCTTTACGGCATAGACTTTTAATAACTTCCAGGTTTTGGGTGGTGTGGAACTTTTTCCACGTTGTTGAACGACGCCTTATA